CGGTCATCAGGGTTTTAACGTCCCCCTATCAGGACAATGAAAAAGAATCCTACTGTAAAGTCTACCAATGGCAACCTCCTTTGCGGTAAACCGCATCAGCGTGGCCAAAGCCTCGACAAATGTGAAACATATGTCGAAGAGCTGAGGATTCGTTGGTTAAAAGCGAGGCGGGTTTTGAGTGAGGTTTACGGCTGCAAAGTTTTGCGGCCCACTCGCTCAGGTGACAAACCAACCTGCGTGCAGATAACCGAGGAAGTAAAGGAGTGGATGGCGTCCGGACTCTCCGCCATAATTTCCGGAACAAAAAGATTAGGTCGTAAAGAGAGAATCGGCCTAATCAATTCGGTGAAGAGCTTCAAGAAAGCTCTCCCGGATCCATGTCAGTGCCTCAGGCGTAGCGCGTGCGACGCACTCAGGGTAAAGCTGACAACACCTCTTCCAGTCCCTTCTGACGAGTATATACTATACGTCGAAAGAATGACTCGGAAAATGTTCCCCGTTGGATGGGATTCGAAGTACATCAAAGAGTGTACTAAGAATATCCCTACCCAATCCTCCTGCTCCGAGAGCAGTCGAAGGCTGGGGGGAGCAAGATCCTACTGGAAAGGTGTCGGGGATCTGGGAGACTATCTCGAGAAGTTGGTTGATGGGGAGAAGATTGAAGATGACCTGGTTTTCGAATACCAGGAAATCCTTACCGCCGGTAAACTTCGCCCTCTCACAAAAACGCCTGCAATAATGCAGCTGCTCCGTCCATTGCACAAAGCAATGTACGATAGGCTGCCTGATAGCTGGCGTCTTCGTGGGAGGGCAAAGCTCGATCTTCCTGGGGGATGGGCGCTGTCAGGAGATTATAAGTCCGCGACTGATAATCTCTCGATAGAGGTTGCCGAGACTATATTATTCAATATAGTCTCGCGGGCAACGACCGTCCCCACCCACATCCGACTTCTGGCAATGAAGTCTCTTCGTCCTTCGGTGAAGTTCCCTGACGGAACCACCATCAAGGTCAAGCGAGGTCAAATGATGGGAGCATTCCTATCATTTCCTCTCCTTTGCCTTCAGAATTACTTTGCTACATCTTTCGCCCTTGGGCGAATCCCTGTTAAAATTAACGGGGATGATGTCGTAGCTATTCTGAAGAAGAAGGATGACTCTGAGAAGTGGTTCCGTCTCCTTCCCTCTCTGGGGCTTGAGCCTGAAAGAACTAAAACAGACGTAGCATATAATTATGCCACAATCAATTCGACCCCCTTCATATTCCGCAATGGAGTATGGAAGGAGGTCCCGATGATACGTCTGAGGCAGTTCGTCGTGGCTCCCCAAGGAATGAGCGCTACCGG